GCGGTCTTTGCGATACCCCCAGAACGGCACCAGCGGGTACATGTTGTGGGGAGCAGAGCAGGGTCGATCAACCAGATGATGAGGGCCGACGAACCAGGATTCCCGGATCACGGCCACCGGGCAGCGTTCCAGCTTGGCGCGCCCCATGGCCACAGCAGCGAGATGCAGTTGATTGGTCTTGTCGTATTCCAACGCCCGGCCTGAGTCGAGCTTCAGCACCTGACGCATGGCGTAGGTGCGGTAGTAGACCACTTGCAGCAGCACCCGGTCCCGCTCCCGGCTGCACCACTCTATCTCCTTGCCGCTGAACTGACTCCACTCGTCATAGGCACTGACTAGGTTGGGATCCATCCCCTCGATGGCGGTCAGGCTTACCATCCCCTCCCAGTCGTTGACGCCCCACTGCAGCGCCTGTGCCTTGCTCGGGAACATGGTCTTGGCCTCATCCAGATCGACCCAGCGGCGGCGCATCAACCAGCGGCAGTCGCTTAGGTCCGGCTCCCTGCTGTGCCAGTCCCAATAAACCTCGTCTCGGTGGACGTTGCTGAACTTGTAGCGCGGGCCGAACGGGTCATCGCGGCGGCATACCTCAACCCAGCCCACACCGGTCTTTATCTGGCCGCCATACGCCTCGCCTCGGGCGCGGTCCAGTCCACCCAGGCGGCACATATCGGCATATTCAGCGTTGACGGCCTCCGCCAGCTGCTCCAGCTCGTCGTCGTGGTCATCGGCGATCACCATCAGATCGGTGCGGCTCTTGGCCTCCATCCCCAGCACGCCGTCGATAGTCGGGGCGATGAGGTTGTGGATCGTGATGGGCTGCCCGCGTTCATCGAGTGCCTTTTTTACCGCAGGTGGCAGTTGGTCGTTGTCGTAGTAAGCGCAAGCTCGATTGGCAAGGCTTCGCCAGTCCGGCTGGCCGTTGATATCGCTCATCAGTTTGAGCAGGCGCGGGGTATCGAGGCCGCCTTTTTCAGGGGCCTTGGGTTGGGCGTTGATCATCAGTTGGCCATCCAGTGCTTGGGTTTGCGGAAGGATTCAGGTTTGACGATGCGGGCCGGCATCCGGGCAAGCATCTCTTGGGCAATCATGTAGCTCATGAGCTGGTCGTCGTAGCAGCCGTCCTGGGCGTTCATGCTGCCGCTCTTGTCGTAGACGTAGGTGGTAGCCTCGTGAATGGTGCCTATCCAGCGGATCCCGGATTGCCCGGCACGCAGCAGGGCCTTGAGGCCATCGACGAGGATCGGCTTGGACTGCCGGGTGGTGAGCCATCCGAGGCGTGGCGTCTCGTCGTCGCGGTCCCGGTCGATGTGCTCCTGGGTGTAGATGCGTCGGGTCGGGTAGATTTCACGGAGCTTGAGCAGCACAGCGTGGCCGTGGTTGTTGCGCTCTGGCCCGATGTAGGCCGGGCCATGCTCTGCGCTGCCGTAGAACCTTCCAACGTGGGCCAGCAGTTGGGCAAACAGCCCGGGATCCAGATGCCCGAACCAGTGGGCCACCTGACGGCCGTCACTCTTGGCTGTCACGTCGAGGCTTGAACGGTCGCCGTGCTCCAGCCCTTCCGCCACGTCGGCGCCGATGGCGTAATCCTCGTCGGGGTCTGGCAGCTCCCAGACCAGCAGCATGTTCTCGAGGGAGCGCTGGCCACGCTCGTCCAGCTTCTCCGGCTTGCGAGCCTTCTCGCGCTTGCCGGTCACCGGGTCGATGTCGTAGACGATGAGTGGGGCCATGCAATCGCCCTCGGCATCCATGGTATGGATGGGGTCGAACACCCGGCGCCCAGAGGTCAGGAAGGCCTCCAGCGGCGTGCTGGGGAACTCCTGCTTCATCTCGGCGCCCAAGGTGGACTCTTTCAGCACGTACCATTGCCGCTGTTCGTCGGTAATGGTGCAACCCATCGACTTCTCGACCGCGGCGAAATACTCCGCCTGGGTCTTGCTCATCACTACGCCGAATGCCGGCACGTCGGCGCGATACTTGGGATCCTGCCACCAGGCGAAGAAGTGGAACTTCCAATCGAGCTGGCTGAGCTCACCGGATGCCCTGGCCAGCTCGAGGGACTTCATGCTCATAGCGTGGAAGTCGCCCCCTACCCCTTCGGCTGTGCTCTCGATGAAGGCCACGGCGCCCGGGTGGATCGCCTGCAGCGTCCCGGTTCGCACCTCCTTGGCCTTCTCGGGATACTTGGCGCAGATCTTCCCATGTTCGGAGACATGCAGGCGCTGCACGGTACCGGAGCGGAACGAGGTGGCCACCTGGATGCTGGAGCCGTGCCGGAACAGGATGTGCCCGCCATTCGCCCCGCCGCGCCGGGTCACAACCTTGAACTGGGCCTTGAGCCAGCCAGGCAGGTTATCGAACGGCACTTCAATCTTGGTGCGGTAGATCTCGCCAGCAGCCGTCAGGTCCTGGGCAATGATCCCGCACTTGAGGTTCTTGTTGAACAGCGCCTCGTCGAGCAGATAGATGTCGATAGCCGTGGAGAATCCGAGCTGACGCGCCTTGAGGATGATGTTCAGGTACCACATGGTCCGGAACAGCAGCTCCTGCGCCGGGCGCAGCCGGAAGCGCACCAGTTGGCCCTGCTCGTTCTCGATCATGTAGAGGTTGTTCATCCGCCACCACTTATCGCTGAGCTTCGAGCGGATGTAGGCCATCTGCTCCTGCTCGGTCATGGCGGAGGTTTCGAGTTCGGTCATCGTGGGATCTCAGGCAATAAAAAACCCGCCGAAGCGGGTTAGTTTAAGTAGGGGTGGTTACGATATTATTCCGCACTTCTGTTTTAAGTAACCAACCATAAGCTCTTTGCCTATATCTACCATTACACTTATTGGCTCACTGGACAGCTCTTGCATTCGGTCATATATAGTCGGTTTACTAAGTGCCTTAGCAAACTCATATCCTTCTTTTGTAATTCTAACTTGGGTATTACCAAGGCCTATCTCGTACCCATCAACCATTCGTTCAAGACCTAAGTAGCCTAAGGAGCTTGGACGGTACCTTTCGCATGTTGCCGCAGAGGCGATGAAACCTTGTTCAATAAGCATCAAGTAGTGGAATATAAAATCATGATTACCATCACCCTGAATCGGGTAATTTTCAACAATGTCTGGGAGCAGATCAACATACATTTTATCACCCTCCAAAAATGTAGAGAGGATATATTTCACATGCTCAACATTGATTTCCATCACAATTCCTTTTCTGGTGTGGTTATTCACGAAGCCATTTTACCACATTATTGTTTTAATTTTTTTTACGACATCAGCCCGCCAGTCCCCATCCCCTGCAGCTCGGTGACCATCTCGCTGACCGGGGTGGACTCGCTGCCGCCATCCTTCTCCAGCCGGTCCGCTTCTGCGGTCAGCTTGCGGGCCGCAGCCCGGATCCGGCGAGTATCTTCCTCAATCTTCGGCACACTCACTTCGTCGATGCGAAGGGCGCTTAGGGTTCGCTCGATGGACTCAATCCTCTGGATATTGCGGTCGAGGGCCTGCTCGGCTTTCAGGATCTTGTCGTAGAGCGCAATCCGGTCGGTCATCTCGCTGGCCGTGACCAGGTCCTGCTGCAGCCCCTTGAGCAGCTTGGTGACGGAGATGACGCGAGCCCGGGTGAAGTCCAGCTCGTCGCGTAATTGCAGCTCGCGGGCCTGGTCGAACAGCTCCTCGGCATCGAGGAACTTGGCATAACCGCCATGGGTCAGCGCCGGGCGGTCGCCGGGTTGCCACTTATTCGGTGGGTTCTGGTTGCCTTGGTTGCCTACGGACTCCCGATTTCCCTTGTCAAAGCGCCCATCTGGCTGGCGCCCCGAGTTGGTTTTCGAGTTCTGGTCCAAGCTGGCCGGGGTATAAGTGGATGCCGAGGACTTCTCCCCTCTTCGCTCTCCCCCTTTGGCCTTGGCCTCATTCCCCTTGGTTTGCGCACTTTGCGCAGACTGCGTAGTTTTGCGCACTTCGGAATGCGCAGATTGCGCAGCTACGCGAGATTTGTCAGGTTGCGCAGGGGATTGCCCCCGAGATTTCAAATAGCGACGCGCCGAGTTGTAGTTCAGGCCGCGGCTGTCACACCAGTCTTTCGCACTGATGCCGGTCGCGTCATGCTCTTGCAGGAACTCTGCATTGAGCTGTGCCCAGTCGGTCTTTGCCATTTAGAGAGATAGCTCGCCTTCAACGATGGTGTCGCCTGGTGCGGGCTCGTGAGTTGCCGGTACCAGAACGGAGACGCCAGTATTCAGGGTGACCAGGGCCTGACTCCCGTCATACTCCCTCACGTGAGTAACAACCCCGGTCACGGTCACGCCA